CCATGACCACATAATATTTTCCATCCTGTAAATAAAAAAAATGCCACCGATTAAAGTGGCATTACAAAGGAGTGTGAGAAAGTTCAAGACGAACTTATCCCAACCCTCCGATTATAACAAAATTTCTTCTAGTAGACAAGCCACCAGTCCTACAAGACCGATGGTTGCAAATAAGTCAAATAAAAATTCCATCATTTATCTCCTTTGATAATAGTTAAAAAAGTATCTTTGTTTATAAAATCTTTGAGGTGATCAAGCTCAAACTTGCCACCATTAAGAAGGTTAGCAAAAGCATTTGCAGACATATCAGGTCTGTCGCTTATAAACCTTGCAACTTGCTCTTTAGTTACAAGGTAGTCATTTTTATGTAGCTTTGTAGTATCAATCATTATGCCACCTCCTTTGTGTCAAAGAGTAATCCTACTAATTCCTCTGGCTTTACATCTAACACTTTAAAGTCATAACCAGTGCTATAGTAAACTCGTTTAGTTTTAGCAGCAATAATGATGTCGCCTTTGCTAATACTAGCAAGACCTTGCTCTGGATTGTCTATAACAATGTCAATTTGAGGATGGTTGTAACGATCAATGTCAGCGTTACCAAGAGCTACTACTTCAGCTAAACTATCAGCTTCAAAGTTAGCAACATGATCATAGTCATGTATTAAAATGTTTCTTGGATGTAAATGTCTAGCGTGTCTTGCAACAGCACCATGACCTTTTTCATTAATTAAATCTACTTCTGCATCTGTTAAGCTAATTTGTAAAATGTGATATTTCATGTTCATCTCCTTTGTTGTTTATTTAACCTACAAATTCATTATCCTCCTTTTAGATAAATATGCAAGTTATTTGCAAAGTATTTTTTATCAAGATAAATCAACAATTTTAGAGGTATATCTTCCATTCTTTTCTTTCTTCCATCCTTCTACTAAAATTGTCCACCCTGCATCTCGTATAAAGCCGATAGAGGGACTTTCAGAAATTTTCTTTACCCTAGCTCCAATGTTGCTATAACTTGTTACCTGTATGGCTATGGTGTCCCCTTTGTGTAATGCAAGGATGTCTATTATCCCAAAGAGGTCTTTCCTTCTTCTGCTAAAAGCACACCATTTTTCAGTGACCTCTACCAGATCGTAATTTTCTTTTTTTAACCTAGCTAAAGTTCTTTGAGTAGGACTAGTCTTTGCCATTGTCTTTTTCTAGTAAATTTCCGTAGCCATCATCTTTGCTTTTTTCTTCTGGGTCTACTTTCTTTTTTTTAAAAATTTTATCCCAGTTAGCTTCTACTAATTTTGTGTTTTCGTTTCTACGACCTGATCCTTTACCCATCACAATCCCTCCTTACTTTACATACTTTATGTTTATCATAATATCTTACGCTGTTGTTTTTCATGTCTATATTTTTTATTTGCGTACCTTCTGGCAAATAGATATATTCTTTTTGCAAACATTTGTATTCCATTTCAACTTTGTTTGGATCTGGATAATGCAAATCTACATATAATACAGCTTCTTGACAACTATTAAATGACCCAACATATTGCCAATCGGTTAAAGGTTCTGGTGCTAAATTAATTACCATTACAAAAGCAAACTCAATCATCTTTATCTCCCCAATAAACAACAAGCATAGTCCCACACTTATGACAAGATAAGTTAGAACTTGTACTCTCTTTAACATCATCATCTATTAGATCATAATCGCCACCCCAGATCATTTCATACTCACATTTAGGACAATTCATATTCTATTAATTCCTTCTATTAGTTAGATTTATAGTTTATTCAATACCCATTCTAAAAGTTCTGCTTCAGTTCCATACTTCTCTTGCCAAGTCTTTGGTGCATGATGAAATCATCCTGACCTTGATGATGTTCCCAACAAAGTGGCAGCACCATGTAATGACTGTTCTTTTGTCCTGCACCCATACCTTGTCGGATATGATGACAATTTGCTGGTGGTGCATCATCTATCTCATAATGTTTCCTGCAAACTACGCAACCAAAATTGCTTATTTTATTAAGCCAATTTTTTTCATCTTTAGTCTTTGATTTCTTCTTCGCCAAGTTTGAATCCATATCCTCTAGCAAACTCTTTAACTTTTTCTAGGTACTCGTTAAATTGTTTTACGTTTAGTTTAGTAGTGCTATTAATAGTTATTACCTTTAAATTTTTTATCTGCTTTTCTTCAGATAATAACTTATATAGTAACACCTCATGCATCTCATCTTTAGATTTTAACCCAAAGTAATCTGCAAGTTCTGCTACTAGTCTCCAGTAATAATCGTTCTGATCCAAAGTCCTTGTAGACTTATAAGGCTTTACAGTTACTGACCATAATACATTTTGATCTAACTCTTTTAACTTACTCACTAACCCATCTAAATTGTTTTTATTTAATGTAAATTTCATACAGCTCCTGTCATTTTTTTAATTAGTCCTTGTAACTTTTCAGATATTTCTTTTCTTTTTTCTGGAGTTAAAGGTTTATATGGTAATTTTTTTGTTGGCATCGCATCTAACTTTTTTTGTCTACAAAGTAATATGATGTCATAAGGAGTTGGAGCTTTGTTGCTGCTAGTAGTCCAGCTATCAAATGACTTGCTAACAACTGACATATCATAGCTCTGTAACTTCATCCACCAGACCCTTAACAAGTTTTGATCTGCATGAGTCCTATTGTAAATATCAAAGACTGTGTTTAGCATTTCTTTAAATTTAATTTTGTCATCGTTATTCAAAATGTTACCTCCTCTGTAGGTTCATCTAACCATCTTTTTTGATTTATGTAGGTAGTAGGGTTTGGTATATAAGTCCCATTGTCTTTAAACCATTGCTTACTTTGTTTTTGCCAAGTTAAAGTTTTTATAACATCTTCAACATTTGGTTTGTGTTTTATCCATGCATCTTCAGCTTTACCCTTACCAACTTTTCTTGGGTAAGTATTCCAAAACAAATCAAACCCATTGTCTACCTCTACTCTTACTCTACTCTTACTCTTACTCTTACTCTTCTCTACTCTAGGCAACCGAGTCGGCAACTCTTCGGCAACATCTTGTAAAACAAATGATGCCAACTGTTCTATCTGTTTGTTAATAAAAGATTTATCCTTTCTTAATCTAAAAGATATTTCATTAATATCTGGTAATTTACCCTCATTTTCTGATGCTAATAACCACAACTCTATTAAGGTTGCTTTGTTGCTATCCGTTAAGTTGCTCCAATCAAAATCATCTAGTAATTTTCTGTAAAGTTTGATCCAAATAACATTTCTATCTGCCCTCAATGGTGGCTGAAACTCTTTCCAATTTTTTATTCTATACATCACATCTCCTTTGTTTTTGTTTTAAACCACTTCCGCCTTACAAGTCATTACAAATTTTCTTTTTCTAGTTGGCTTGTAAGTTCCTAGCTTTGCCTGTAAAACAATAGACCTAACCTTTGGTAACTCTTTGTCAGGATTTTTTTTGTATTGATATACCATTTGGTGTGTGCACTCTAATGCTTCTGCTAATGCCTTTGCATCACCATCTAATAATTTAATTGCTTCATTGTAAGTCATGTTATTTTCCTTTGTGAGCTAAAACTAATTTAACTCCCTTGTTAATTAATAAATAAAATAAATACACCCATACTAAAATGGATATAGCTCCCAATATTATGAGAGCTACTCCCAACAATAAATTAAAAAGGAACATCTGATTCTAACTCATCAAAACTTTGAGCCTGTTTAGGACTAGAGCCTTGTTTAGATTCACCCTGAAAAAATACTTTAGAGTTGCCAAGTATTACTCCACGAGTTCCTGCTTCTCGTTCTTCTTTTGATACAGACTGTGTAATCATTCCGTTATTACCAAATTTATCTTGGTTATCTGTATCAACAAAAGCAGTCACATCTAAATAAGTACCTTCTGTTCCTTTATATAATTTAGATTTATCAATTTTTGCTACATTAATTTTTAAAGTTACTCCTATTACTGCCATGTTATTTTTCCTTATTAAAATTAAACTGCGGTTTCCTCTTATAGCGAGGGGGTTCTTTATCTTCTGATACATAAGACAAAAACTCTTGAGCCTTTGGTATGTACCAGTCAATAAATTCTTGATCGTATTGCACCAACTCCGTATGTAATTCTTCTGGAGTCCATACAACAAAGTGTGCTGCTACTGCTTTACTTACAAACATTTGAATTTGCATTTGGACATAATACCTGTCAGGGATAGTCGGATAAATTTTTTGTGTAAACGGACATTTTATTTCTACTGGTATGCCATTTAAAAAAGCATCTGCACTTGCACCAAGAGGTAACTCTGGATGCACAATTAACTTATTGCCATTCTCACAGATGTCATTCATATGCTTTTCAAAAGCTCTCAATGCTGTTTCTTCATTAGCTAAACCATAGGCTGTCATTAGATTGCCTGCAAAAGGTTTTTCCCTAAACGTCTTTTCCTTCCAAAGCTTTTGTCTTTCATAAACTGCACCCCATGCTTGAGATGCAGTTATGATGTTATGCCTACGATTATCTTTAAGATGACTATTCATGTAACCCTCTTATAAAAAACATTCTATTAGCCATGTAAGCACCACATGGAGTTCCAAACATCCCACAATAATAAGTTTTACAATTAAATCTCTTTTTAGAACAATATGGTCTAATCAAATTTTTCATAAACTGATAACCTTTAGAGTTATTTCTTCTTTGGCTGTTTTGTTTATTAGTTACTAGTTGTAAATTTTCTATTCTATTATCAGAACGATTGTTATTAATATGGTCTATTTGCCTATTTTTAGGAATAACAGTATTAAACATTTCCCATATAATTCTATGAGCGTAATACTTTTTATTAAAAAGCTGCACATGAACATACCCATTAGTTTTTATTGACCCTGCTTCTTGACCAACTTTAAATTTGTTTGAGGTTGTTTGTGTCCAAAACAACTTACCATCTTCATATCTTAAAAAGTTAAGATGTTCGTTTGAGCTCATTAGCAAAATCCCTTAATTCAGATTGTTGTACATCTGGTAATTCAAAAAATGCTTGTTTGAGTGCACCAACTGCATGAGCTTCTTCTAAAGTTTCTTTTGCTTTCTTTAGTTCGGCTTGTGTAGATGGCTTGTTAACAGCACTGTTGTCTTTGCTGTCTGCATCTTTTGTATCATCCAGAAGTAAAAGGTTTCCTAATGCATATTTTTTTGCATAGCTGCTGCTAGATCCAAAACTCTGACTGATATCCATACCCTTGCGAGTTGGATTAATACCTGCTTGTGCTTTAACACTAATAGCATTTTCACCTATCTGAAAAACTGCTGTAGCTTCTACATACATATAATTACCTACCTCTTTAACTTCATCGGTAAGTAATAACAATGCATTGTGTTTAGCTAGTAAAGGTTTTACAGCTTCTAAAATATCTTCTGCACTTCGGTAGTTGTAATTACCAAATTTATTTAACTGACCTTTTGGTGCTTTAAGTTTTTGCTGAATTTCAATTAGTTCTTTCATTTATATCTCCTTTGTTTGTGATGCCATAATTAATTCTTGGTAGGCATCAGGGTTAAGTTGCTTGATTAAACCTAGAACTGAATTAGCTCCAGAGTCTAGTACAATTTCTGCAAAATTACTAATTGCAAAATGTTGGTTAGCTTCTTCCATTATTTTTTGTTGCATTTTAATATCTCCTTTGTTATTAATATCTTTCATCCCAAACTCCAGTTTCTTTATCGTAGATCCAGTTATCAGGATTTTCTTCATACTCTTTTGCTTCAGCTTCAGCATCTCGTCTTTCTTCTGCTTCTTCTATAGCTGTGTCTGCTATAGATTGAAAGTCTATTCTGTTACTAAAGTCATAAAGCTGAAAAGATGTTAGTTTATCTTCAACCTCATCAAACCATGCATCTTTTATTTCAGTAGCTACACTTTTAGCATCTGGGTACATTAGCTCTTTAGTTTTGGTCATAAACTTTTCAGACTTCCAAGTATAGTCATCTGCTATTTCAGCTATGATGTCTAGTCCTATTAAGTTAGCGATTGCTTTGTTGTCTGTTAGTATCATTTTGTTTCTCCTTTGTTGTTTATAACTCTATATTACAGGATTGCAAACCATTTGCAACACCTATTTGCACAAATAATTTAATTAATATATTATCTGCATATGGTGTTATTTCACACTTACAAAGGAGTTGTTATGAGAATTATTTTATTGATGTTGTTAAGCGGTAGTTTAAGTGCAGAAAGTGTTTGGACTGATGATGGATCATTAGTTATTATTGATGCACCAGATACAATTGTGTATATAGATAATGAGGGTTCAGTAAATTATGATGTTGAAGTATCTGATAATGAATCAACATTTATTTATGGAACTGATAAATTAACAGTTTGTCAGCCTACTGCAAATGGTAGTATTTGTTACTAATAATAATGAGGAATTAAAAATGGAAGATAGCATAAATCCTGAACATTACAAAAAAGGCGGAATAGAAACAATAGAGTATATGAAAGCCAAAATGAGCAAGGAAGAATTTTATGGTTACATAAAAGGAAACGCTTTAAAGTACATTAGCCGAGAAGGTTTGAAGTCTGAAAAAATTATAGACAAAATTGATGATTGCAAAAAAGCAATATGGTATCTTGAGCAAATGATTAAAGTTCATCAAACAGAATTAAAGGTTTTAGAGGTTAAAGCCAAGCAAGATGAATGGATTGATGACGAATTGCATGACGAAGATTAATTTAAACAAACCACACCCTTGCCATGTATGTAAAAAAGAGGGAAAGTTTTTTTATAAAAAATGGTGGTGTGGGCATGATAAATATTTAAAAGGAGTTTGTAATGACAAAGGGAAAAGAAACACTAAAGAAAAATAAAAACGAATGGAAGGAACATAAATTTGTTTGGGAGGGTTATACATATTTTATAATGAGCAAGGACAAAGAATTTCATATTGTTCATGAGCCTACAGGAAAGATTGTTACAAAGGGGGAGTTATGAAATACGAAAAATTACAGAATCAAACTAACTTACATTGGTATGATTTAAAGGATGGAAGGAAACTACAAAGATTTCAAATATCAGAAATGATTTATGCTTTGTTTGATGGAGGAAAGGAATTGACAATTCAAGACGTGGCAGAAGATGTTGGAATAGAAGAAACTACATCAGCTCATATTATTAGAAGTTTATGTATTAAAGATTTATTAGTAAGAAGAAAAACTCAAAGAAACACTGTATATTCCAAGAAGATTGATTGTGCATTAGCTACAATGTTTTACCCAAAAGAAATACTAGACAACTTTAAAGTTAAAAGTAAAAAATCTCATAAGATGGATGATGGAAAAAATGT